CGTCCTGAATGGCCTTGTATTCGTCTCGGAAGAGTTCCAGCTTTTGCTTGATGGCGGCCGGGTCGTCCGTCGTGGAGGGGATGAACGGTTTCAGGCGTGGCGTCTCCGAAGCGGTGACGGCGGCGCCTGAACGGTCGTGAATCTTGAGCGAGCCGATATCGGCGGTCAGGGCGCGCGCCTTGATGCCTTTCGGGTCCGTGCGCTGACGGACCGTGTCGCCCAGGTAGTTTTTTACCCCGAATGCCTCGGGATACGCGGCCAATTCCGACAGTGCGCTTTCCACCTTGCGCAGCGCGGCCGTGTTTTCGCCAATTCCTTTTTGCACGGCGGCCGGGAGTTGGCGCAGCTTCGGCTGCAGCGCTTCCCCGTTCGCAGTAACTGGTTGGGCCTGGCCGGTGCGCGGGTCGACCAGCATCACGCCCTGGTCGGTCTGGATAACCTGGCCGCGCGGTGCTGCCTTTTCCCGATTTTCGCGGGCGTTGAAATGGCGATCGGATTGCTGACGGCCGGCTGCCGCATCGGCAGCGACGCGCGCGTTGGTGGCCGCGTTTGTCCGGACGGACGTGTTGGCCTGCAGCTGTGCATTGGCATCCGGCGCGATCTGGCCGGCGGAATCCTTGGCCGACATGATCCGCTGTAGCATACCGACCTGCCATTTCGGGAAGTCAGCCGGATTCTTCGGGATCGTCTGCATGATCATCTGGCCCTGCTGTGGGTCGACATCGCCCGCCTCGATGTGCAGCTGGAGGCTGGTCATGGCCTGCTGCGGGTCGGTAAAGGCAGCAATGTCGGTAATCGCCTTCTGGCGCTTCGCTTCGCGCTGCTCATAGTCGATTTTGCTCGTCTCGCTTTTCAGCTTTCCGGTCTGCGCGTCAACGTGGGTTGCATCTGCCTTGCCCTTGGCCAGATCCTGCTGCTGCTTCGTGTACGCCAGCGCCTGTTTGCCGTAGCCAGCCTGCGCCAGGTTGGCCGCGATCTGGTCGGGGGTGCCGCCGGCGCCCATCAAGCGCGAAAGGTGGTTTTCGCCTTCGCGGGCGCGCTGGCCGTCCTCCATCTGCTGCTGGCCGACCGCCAGGGAGAGCGCATTCTGGCGCAGGCTCTGCTTACGGGCGTCCGCCTGGTCGTACTCGGCCTGAAACTCCATCACTGACTTTGGCGGCGTGAGGTACTGCTGAAAAAGGTTTGCCATTATTCGATCCCCCATCCGCCAGCAGAGGCGGCGTCAAAGCCTGCGTATGGATTCGAGCCCGAGCCCCCAGCGTTCGGGGTGAAGCCGGTACCGGTATTGCGGCCGTACAGCGCCGCCAGCTGGTTGCCGGTGTTGCCCCAGATATTCCCTTGGGCGAGTTGCCCCGCGCCGCGGTTGTCGCCGGCGGCGCTCATGAGTGCAGCGCTTCGCCCGGAGGCCTCGGCACCGGCTGATGCAACGTTCTGGGTAGCGGTCTGGCCAACCCCCGCCAGCGCCGCCAGCCGGTTCAGGCGATCAGTGCGCGTCTGGTTGGCGCGTCCGTAGGCGGCGCTGTATCCGGACGCTGCGTAATCGGTACCGAATTGCGCTGCAGCTTTTAATGCGGCGCCGGAGATGCGGCCACCACCGGCAGCCACCTTCCGGTCGATGGCCTGCTGTCCCTGCGCGCGCCCGAACTCGTACCCTGGGTCCATCTGAATCTTGCTGAGATCCAGAGGCGTGTCATTCTCACTGGCGAGCGATCCCAATGCAGTTCTGCCGGCGGCCAGGTAGGGTGCCTGGTTGGTCTGGGTGATATCAAACTGCCGTTTTGTCTCGGCGATGGCGTTCGCATTGCCCTCTGCCTGGGATGCCGTTGCTTTACCCGCGGATCGTGCCGAGAGTGCGCCGCCGACCAATACTGCTCCTGCTGCCCAAAAAGTCATTTCAGCACCTCATTGATTTGATGTTCGATACGGTTGCCAGGCGCAAAAGGCGAGGGCTCGTCTTCCACCAGCTCAGCCTCGGCGGCCTCGATGGTGGTTGCGTCAACTCGGTGGAAGGTCATGCACAGCGCGTCCGTTTCGGCGTACACGGCCCGCTTGGTGCCCGGCAGGCTCTGCAAGGTGGCCGGCCCGGTGATGGTCTGCACGCCCTCATCGGTGGTGATGCGCACGGTGCCGGAGACGATCAGGTAAAAGTGCTCCTTCTTGTGCACCTTGCCCACCACCAGCACGCCGGCGTGGCGCCACACTTCGCGCTGGTACATGCCGCCGTGGAAGCGGTGAACAGTCTCGGGTTCGTACTGGGGCATCTTCAGCAGCTCGGCCTGCAGCTGCTCGACGCGCTTGCGCATATCGGGCGCCGGCACGGGCGCGAAGCCCTGGCCGTAGGTGACAGTGATGTCCATCAGCCCGCAACCCCGATTTCGCCTTCGCCGGAAATGGTCAGCGCGCCAGCCGCGCTTGCCCCGCCCACCAGGAAGTCGACAATGTCCAGGCGCAGCGCTCCGTACCAGTCGTACGACGTATTGCGCAGCACCTCCTGGCCTTGGCCAATGACTTCGGTGCCAGCGGCATTCGCGCCTGTTGCGCCGAGCCACATCGAAAACGTGGCCGCAGCTGCGGTCTTGTTCGTGATGCGAATGTGCTTGAGGATGATGTATTGCCCCGACGCGCCGGCGTTGACTCCGCCAGCACCCGTGGGCGGGTTGAGCAGGTCCGTCGTCATGGTCGCGCTCAAGGCGATCGGGCCGAAGCGGAAAGTTTTGTTCGATGCCATGTCAGTCCTTAGGTGAGGGTGCCATTTGCCCTGAGGGCGTCTATGACGATGTTTAATTTGGAAACCACGGCATTGGCCTGGGCAGCCGTCGTGAAGCCGTACGGGGACGCATTCGTTGCGGCAGTACCGGCGACGGTGCCGCCGGATGCCACGGCGCCCTGTGGGGCCGCGCCGTTGCACCCGAACGTGGTGAACTTGCCGGAGGCTGGGGCGACGTCGCCGATCGCAGGCGGCGAACCGAAGTCGGCCAGCACTGCTACCGTTCCATCCTTGTTCGGCATCGTCCAGGTACGCGCTACGGTGCTCAATGTGGTGAAAAAGTTGACTACAGTGCCGGCGGCGTTTTTCAAATTCAGCTTGAGCTCTGTCAAGCCTGGGACGCCGTTGGGCGCATCCTTCGACGCCAGTGGCACGTATACGTTGTCGATCGCTGGTGGATACATCATCGTGGCATCGTCCCCGCCGTCGGCCAGCATGAACAAGGAGGCGCCTGGTTCGCCAATAAAGCCGCGAGGGCCGGGAGGGCCGGGCATTGTCTCGCCCCATTCGCCGCCATCCTGCGCCTGTTGCGCGTGCTGGACTGCCTCTGCGACAGACCGCGCAGTGTCGACGACCTGGTTGTTCAGGGAATTGAAGTACCGCGCCCACTCATCGTTGAGAACGACCTCGAAGGTGGTGCCGTTCGGCAGTTTGATCGTTCCGACGGGGACACGTGGCTGGCTGGGCGGTTGCAGGTTGATCATGTGTCCACCGTCGCTGCGTGAATGTTGAACGGCACAGGGTCGGCGCACCGAATACGGAATACCCGGTCGTTTGCTGTGCCCAGAGGGAACCAGCGCACTTTCTGCATCCAGCGGCCAATGGCGCCGAGCGAGCGCTGCAGCTTCGGCCCAAAGGTGAAGCCGCCATTGTTGGAAATCTCCAGGGTGACCGTGCCGCCGTATCCCGTCGAGCAGGCCAGTTCCAAGCCCGAGAACGTGATGGGCTGCATGGACGGGCTTACCATGTGCGGCCAGGTCCGTTCGCGCACGAGCGGGTCGTCCCCGTATTTGTAGACAGCGGCATCGATCCGGTAAAGGTTGCCAGCGGCGTCACCGACATACTGCCCACCGTTGACGAAGCACACGGTCGTCGCGCGCCAGGGCGCCCAGCCGTCGGCAGTCCATTCGGCGCGCTCGTGCCACTGTTGCATAGCGACGTCGTACACAAGCGTTGTGGACAGGCCTGGGGCGTTGATGCCGATGAATTCGTGGCCGTCAACCTGGTACGTCCACATCGATGCTTGCGACAGGTCCGTCGACTTCGCCAGCATCTGCTCAATCGACCGGGTCGACCGGCGCTGCGGCGCGTGTCCAACCATCTGGTAGACGATGCCGGACCCTGTGCGCGTCTGCCCGATCCAGAAGACCGATTCCGACGCAACGATCGAAGCGGTCCTGCCCACACAGCCGACCCCAATCTGCGCGGAGTTGTAACGTTCAAATGGGAACAGTGCGCCGCCGCTGTTTATCCAGACCTCGGTCGTGTACTTGCCCAGCAGGATCGATTCTCGCTGCAACACCTGCGAACAGACCAGGTTGTCGGGCTGGGCGTCGGCCGACGAGAAATCGAGGGCATCAAGCACAGTCGAATCGTCGATTGCGGCGATATAAAACTGATCGGTACCCAGCGCAATGAAGATGGTGTAACCATCGAGAAAGTCAGCCGTGTACGACCCACGCCAGCCCGGCGAGGTGATCTGGGTCAGCGTCGAGGTGCCCAAGTCGAAAACGTAGCCGCTGTAGCCGCACGCGATTGTCAGCTGCGTATTGTTGTGGGACATTCCCACGAATCCGGTGGTAGCGGAAACGGAGCCCCGGACAACGGCAGCGCCGTCGACGATCTCCAGCAGCTCGCCACCTGCGACGACGAACCAGCGGCCCTCGACATTGCGCTGGTTCTGAATCTCGGCGCCAAGTGCAAGGAAAAGGGCGAGGCCAGGCGCGGAAACCTGCGTCAGCTGTCGATCCTCGCCCAGGCCCTCGATCTGCTCGAGGTAGCAGTTGATCGCAGTCTGCACCGCAGCTTTGCGGTCGTCCAGGTGGTAGGACGGGCCGATGCAGGGAACGAAGTTGCGGCTGCCCATTACCGCCAGCCCTGCAGGATGTTGCCGTGTGGCCGGCATGACAGAGGGTTGGCCGAGATGATGGCCGGGCGCACGGTACCGTTACGTACGTTTGCCATTGCTTTGCGTTCTGCTGCGAGCAGCGCCGGCGGCACGCCACCGAGCAGGGACGGAGCGAGCGCCACGGCCAGCGCAGCGGCGAAAGCACCCTGGTACCCGCTCGGCAGCTGGTAGACCGTGTCCAGATCTGCGAACAGGGTGAAGGGCTTGCGCGTGAGGATGGCGATCGTGCTGGCCACGGCCGCAGGAAAGATGAATACGGTGCCGCCGCCGTCACGGGCCCAGACTTGCGGGCGCCCGGTCTGTGCCTTGTCCCGGATGTCGTTGTAGCGTTGCATCGTGACGGGCTCCATTGGATACCCGTCCGACTGCATGGAAGTGATCTCGTCGCCGTAGCCAATCGCCGCGAACGCGCCTGACCCGAGCGCAAGGCTTGGGCCGCTTACGGTGCCTGTAACGATCTGGTCGACCGGCTGCATGCTCTGGCCAGCGTTCCAGTCGTCGGCGGTGCTGTTCAGACTGCGCAGGCAGACCGCCCCCAGATCAGCGTCGACCGTCTCTCCGGGTGACAGCTTGTTCATGCGCTCGAGCGCGAGCGTGATGATAATGCGGGCGGTCGTCATGGCTTACTTGCCTTTGCCAGTGACTACTTTTTCGACTTCGACTGGCGCCGGGGCGACGTAGGCGGGCTGGTAGCCGGCGGCGGTCAGCGCTTGGTGTTCGTCGGCGTCATTGGCGACGGCAAAGCCGATCTGCGGGGTCGGCAGCTGCACATTAAGTGGATACATGAATTACTCCTGAAGTTGAGGGGATGGGCCGACCTTGTGGGCCGGCCTGGGGGCACCTTAGTTGGTGCGGCGAACAGCGAAGTTCGGCAGGGTCACCGCGGCGCCCCACAGCACGTCGAAGCGGCTCACGAACTTGTTGTTCGTGATGTCGAAGCCGCGCACGAAGCGCAGGGAGATCCCGCCTTCGTCAGCCATCGAGGCCTGGTACGCCATGTCCATGCCGCCTGGCAGTTCCTGCTTTGGCGAGACGAACGTGATCGCATCCTTGTGCCACACCATGTTCTGCGTGTAGGTGGTGTTGGCCGCGCCACTGGTGATGGTGATGGCCGCACTGGCAGCAGGGCGGGCGGTGACGTTCTGGTACGCGCCGCCGGCGATGATTGCCGGGCTGATGATGACCGTGGCGTTGCCGCCGGCATCGGACGACGCCGCAGCGGTGGCCAAGAACGACTGCAGCACACCAGTCGAGGCCTTGGTTTCCGGGTTCACCGAGAACACACCGGCGAGGGTGAAGGTGTCACCGGCGTTCAGGCGCAGGGCTGCTGCAGCCGTCCATCCGCTGGTCACCAACGAGGTGGTCGCCGCGTACGGGTTGTCCGTCGCGCCGGCGTTGATGAGGCCTTGGTTGGCACCGTTGACGATTGGCGCGCCGCCCAGCGGGCCGACCGTGTGGGATGGCACGTTCTGCGACATGGCGATGTCCAGGCCGGCACCGGTCTTGATGATGCCGGTTTTGTACTGCTCGCCCAGGACTTCCTTGTTGTTGAACAAGCCCGACAGGCCGGCCACGATGTTGGCGTTCGCGCCCGGTTCGATGGCTGCCATGCGCATGCCGTCGCGCGGCACGCTCATGCGGTCCAGCGGTACGCCAGCCTGCAGCAGATCGGCAAAGGTTGCGGGCGGAGTGCCCGGGGTACCGACCATCTGGTGGGTGCCGTTCTTGAGGATGGTGCCCAGGCGATAGTCCAGCAGTGCTGCCAGTTTCAGGCCGGCCGGCTTCAGGTAGCGATCCTTGAACGCTTTGCTGACCGATCCGTTGCTGCCGATCGAGGTGGTCAGCTCGGTGGAACCGATCGCGAAGTCCAGGCCCAGCAGCGGCTGCAGGGTGACATCGATGTTTCGCTCGGTGATGTCCTGCACGACAGCGGTTTCGCCGTCGCGGTGCATGAACTGGACCGGCGCGCGTGCGCTGATCTTCTGCCCGGGCTTGAGGTCCTTTTCCCACGAATCCTTGTAATCCGTGTTGGTGTTGCCCAGGAAGGCCGAGGAGTTATGCGCGATGCGCAGTACTTCGTTGGTGATGATTTGCGAGGTGACGAGTGCGTTTGCCATTGTCTTCTTTCAGAGTTAGCGAGCGGCTTTGTCCTGGGCATTTGCCCAGGCAACGTAAGCCTTGGTGTCGGATGGATTGGGCATGCCGGCTGGCACACCACCGCCGCGAGCTGGTTCGATCGGGCTCGGGGCTTTACTGGGTTTTGGCTTGGCCTTCGATTTCTCGGCTTCGAGCTTGTCCTCAAGCTTGCCGATCGCGCGGCCTGCCTGAACAGCTGTCATCTTCGAAATGCGTTCAGCTTCGTCCGCGTTGTCTGGGTCGGTCAGGTACTCGATGACCACCTTTGGGTTATCGGCACAGAAGATCGCGTCGGTGGCAGGCGTTGGCTTGCCGCTGCGATCAATGAGTCCACCCAGTACGTCCTCGAGGTCGGCAGAGACGGCTTCAAACTTCTCTACGCCCCATTCCTTGGAAAGCGACTGGACGATGCCCTGGCGTCGCTGGACTTCGGCGCGTTGCTCCGACATCGACGGTGCAAGCTTTTGGGCCTGCTCTGCGATTTGGCGTTGCATCTCCGCGCGGGTCATCGTCACGGGTTCGTCGTCGTCACCGTCCTGTCCGGATTGCTGCTGCTGTTGCTGTTGCTGCTGCTGTTGCGCTGGCGTTTGGGCGCGCAGCTCGTAGACTTGCCGGGTCTTGTTGTCCAGGCGGCGGCGCAGGCGGTCGATCTCGCGCTGCTCCTGGGTTTTCTCGGGCTTGACCTTGGTTTCGGTGTCGGCAGCGTCGCCCGCGCCGGCCGGGTCGGTATTGGTGTCGGCGGCGGCTGCGGTGCTGTCTGCTGGCTCGCTCGCCCCGGCGTCGGTGATGACGCTAACTGGCAATGCGGTGATTTCGGTACTCAAGTCATGCTCCTTGTGGTGGGTCAGGCAAAGAAAAACCCGCACTCGGCGGGTCTTCGGGGAACTGCATTTGTGGTTCTGGTTCGGGAGGCGGCATTTCCTCTTCCATCGGTTCGAGCTCGAGCTCTTGCGGCTCGGCGGGCGCTTCCTCGGACGGTAGGGGATCTGGGTGGCTCAGCATCGCCTCGATGGTCTCGGCCACCATGAGCTTGACCTGCTCGGGCGTCATCATCGTGCTGGTCGTCTGGAGCCGCTTGGTGGCCGAGTCGTAAGCCTTGATCTTGAGTTCGGCCTCCTTGACCCGGATTTCCGCACTCTTGTCCTGAAGCTGCTGCTGCGCCTCGTCGGCTTCCTGCTGGGCTTCGTGGGCGTGCTGAATCGCTTCCTGCAGCGCCCCCTGGGCCTGCTCGACCTGCTGGAGCAGTTGCTCGACCTTCGGTTTCTTGCTGGTGTCCGGATTCAGGATGGCCTGCACTGCCGGCGGCGCCATGGCGGTCAGCACCTGGGCCAGCTTGTCGGCGTGAGGAATGTCCAAGTTCTGCGCCCACAGCGGCGCGATCGCGGGCGTCATTTCTGGGTTGTTGCGCATCACCTCGGCGAGCGCGGTCTGGCCCTGGCTGCGCTGGGTCACGTAGCTGGCGCCGACGACCACGCGCACATCGTACGAGCCTACGTTCGGATTGATGCTAACGCCCTTGTCGGTGTCCTGCACGGCCGCTTCCTGCTCCGGGTCGATGATGATCGCGCCTGGCGTCATGTCGATACCAAGGATCCTCTGCTGCCGCTTGGTGTCGATCAGCCGGGCCGACATCTGTACGACGATGCGGCCGACCTGGCCAAGCGACGCCGCAAGGTTCTGCGGGAAATGGCTGGTGCTCGCCTCGCCCTGTTCCTTACGCGCGTCGATGGCCACGCCCGACTGCTCGTTGCTCGGCGCGCCCAGGTTGGCCTGGTACATGCCGATCGAGGCTTCCAGATCGTGCAGCGCTTGCTCAGCGCCGGCGATGTGGGACTGCAGGTTCACCGTCAGGTTCATCCGCTGCGGCATGGCGATCGGCGCGCCTGTCTCGTCGACGTCGTTGAATGGCAGGTAGGCGCGGGAGTCCAGCGAGGCGCGGTCCCAGATCGTCTCAAGCCCTGCGATGGCGCGCACGGACGCGATCCACGGCGATTTCGGCGCAGTGCCGATGTGGGCCAGCTGCTCGCTCATGTGGTAGTTGTAGGCGCGCTGCGGGTTCATGGCGCGGCGCGGGATGCCGCAGTAGGTCATGCGGCCGTCGCTGATGCCCCAGTAGCCGTACACCGGCACGATGCCGATCGAGTCAGCCGGGTAAAGCGCTTCCTTGCCGTCCGCGTCCTTAGGCGTGTCGAGCACCGCGGCGCCGCTCAGGGTGCGCCACTTCACGCACTGGTACTTGTCCTTGTAGTTACGGTTAAACTCGAGCTCAAACCCGGCGGCCTGACAGGCGGCAAAGTACTCATCCTCGCTGCCCGACATCTTCTCGCCGTCGACAGCCGTCCAGATGATGATGTTGCGGGTCTTCTCTTCCTTGTACCACTGCTCGGCGATGACGATCGACTTGCGCTCGTTGGCGCCGTCCATACTGCGCGCGCTCGAGCCGAAGCTGCATTTCTCGGCCTTAGGCCAGCGACGTTCAAACTCGCGCTCACTGAGGGAGGTCAGCAGGTAGCCAAAATTGCTGTCGTTGCCGTCGAGCTGGACGCTCCAGGGGTCAAACACCACGCGCAGCGGGTCAGCCTCGGCGCTGATGCGCGGTTCCTGGTAGCCCATGGCGCGGTCGACGTACTGTGGCCGCACAACCAGGTAGCCGACACCGGTGCGAGCGGCAGAGGTCAGGGCCACGCCGTACGCTGTCTGCGCGCGGCTGGCGTATTCGATGTGGCGGAGCATGCCGTCCAGCTGCTCGGACACCTTGATGTCGGCGCCAGAGCCGACCGGCACCGTGTGGATTGAAGGGGGCGCGCGGTTGACCTGGCCGGCCACGTTCGCGACGTACTGGCCAGTGTGGTCCATCACCAGGCACGGACGTGACCCGCCCGGGTCGGTCTCGCGCTGGATACGCACCTTGTCGTCCCACTGCTGCGGGTCCGAAGGGTCGGAAAAGCGCAGGTCTTCCTCGATCTGCGTGCGCTGCTCGCGGGTTGCCGAGATTGCGTCCTCGTACAGCTCCAGCGCGTGTGTAAGATCGTCAGCCATTTATAAAGCCCTTGCGCCTGATGCGGCAGATTTAGAAAAGTCATACACGGCAGTCTTGCCGGCGCGGCGTGCGCCTTCACAGGCGTAGCGCAGCGCGTCGATGATGTGGTTGTCCTTGTCAGCAAGGATCGGCAGGACAGTGCCGGTCAGCTTGTCGACCTTGTAGCTGTAGAGCGTGAGCTCGTCGATCAGGTGCTTGCAGCGCGGGTGCACCACGATGTCGAACGATTTCAGGAACTCGACGCCTTCCTCTAGCGACTTGGCGCCCTTGATGGCGGCCCGGATCTTCGGGAAGCCGTTCTTCTGCATATGGCTGATGGTTTCCGGCCTGGCGCTGTCCGCCGTGATCGGCCACTTCTCGGCCTCAGGCACGCCCATGAACAGCTCGGGCAGATTCACGATCTCGCAGCCGACCGCATAAGCTTCCCAGTCGACATACAAGCGGTTGCCCTGGATGTCGCAGCGCACCAGCACGGAAGGGTCGACCGAGAAACCCCAGTCGGCGCCCAGCCGGTGAACGGTGCCGGCGGGTCGTTCGAAGTCCTCGATCTTCCAGTTGCGGAATACCCGGGCCTCGCTGTTCTGCTGGTACGCACCGAGCCAGATGTGCGCGTACTTGTCCGGATCCCGGCTGCGGTCGTATTCCATCTCCTGGCGCAGCACATCAGGAAACCAGGGGTTGTCCGAAAAGTTTGCCTCCACCACGATCGAGCCCGGGTATACCTCCGGGCCGCGCAGAAACTGGTCGATTGGGTCCGTCTCCTTGCTCGGGTTCCACGCAAACCACAGCTCCGAGCCGGGCTTACGAATCGTCGGGCGCAGCAGGTCAAGACTGCGCTGGCTGAGGCTCTGCGCTTCTTCTGTGAACGCGATGTCGAATCCCTCGAGCGACTTGATGCTGTCGGCCGTGTGGTTCTGCATGCCTTGGAAGATGATGATCCCGCCGTGGGGGCAGATGATCTTTGATTCCTGCACGTCGAACATGCTGCCTACGCCCAGCGCCTCAATCTTCCCTTCCAGAAGCTTCTTGACCGACTGCGTGAGGGTCTTCTGCACCTCGCGTACGCACACCGCGTCGGTCCGCTCCATCACGCAGCGCTCGATCAGCAGCTCGGCGAGGAAGTGGGACTTACCCGAGCCGCGGCCGCCGTGCACGCCCTTGTAGCGCGAAGGCACCAGCAGCGGCTCGAATACCTCAGGCGTCTGGATCTGTAGGACGGACAATTACGCGCTCGATTCTTGCAATCTGGACCGCGCCGCCGCCTGGGCCGGTGAGTTCCTGGGTGACCTTCTCGCCGTACTTCTTCGGACGCAGCTTGGCGCAGTACTTCTCGCGCGCGTAGATCTGCAGCTTGGCCTTGGCGATCGACTCCTTGTTGGGCTTGCAGCCGTCGGCTATGGCGACGATCTCGTCCATGTAGCCGTCGGTCTGGTCGTCGTGGGCCAGCGCATACAGGGCGGCGAAGGCGGGCTTGTCGCGCAGCCATACGAACACGGTGCCCTTGGCCGGCATGTCGGCAGCCTTACAGATCGTGCGCAGGCTCTTGCCCTCGGCCAGCTGGTCGCAAATCCGGCGCGCTACCTTTTCGCTGTACTTCACGGAAGCCACTACGGGTTCACCGTGAACGTCGCGATGTCCGACACCAGGCGCAGCGGCGGCACGGCGGCGGTATTGTCGAACGTCAGACGCACGCTGTAGTCGCCCTCGACGGTCAGGTCACCGGCCTTGATAAAGTACTTCGCATACTGATTTGCAGCGAAGGTCCCCAGCTCGGTGACGACCGGAACAGCCGGCGCGGTCACGTCGGGGCTGGTGCCGGTAAATGTTGACCCATCGGGGCGGGTGAAGGTCAGGGTAAGCGCGGTAAAGGCGCTGATGTTGAAATTCACGTTGAGGTGATAGATGATGCCTTTTTCGCCAGCGTTCATAGGAGTTCCGCAGTCTGGTTAATGGCGCCGGCGCTCATCGAGCCGACAGAGTTCACGGAACTGGCCCGCATGATCGTTGCAGCGTTGAAGGTGCCCACCAGGGTCCCGCCGAGCGCTGCCACCGAGGCCACCAGTGCTGGTACCTGGCTGTTCGATCCAGCGGCACGGATGATCGTGGCGCCGTACTCGCTGGCGGGCGCCACTGGTGCTGTCTGCCCCACGCTCGGTGCATAGCCTGTAATCGACATTGCCCCAGCACCTGGTGCCACGGCGCTGCTGCTGGTGCGTGTTACCGTCGGCGCGTACCCAGCGATGACCAGGCTACCGGCGCCCGGGCTGACGCTGCCCGATGCTGACCGGGTGACGCTCGGCGCATATCCTGTAATCGCCAGCGCGCCCGCAGCGGGCGAAACAGCTTGGTTCGCAGTCCTGACCACCGCCGGCGCGTAGCCGCTCACCACCAGTGCGCCAGCACTTGGGGCGATGGCCTGGTTTGCCGTGCGCGCTACCGTAGGAGCGAATCCAGTAATGGCGATGCCGCCGGCGCCCGGCGCCACCTGCGTGTTGGTGCTGCCGCTGGCGTCCGGTACCGGGTAGGACGTCGGGCCGGCGCTCAGCAACTGCCACGGGTTCGCGCTGATGGCCAGCGCCTCGGACGGGCTGACGATTCGGTCCCACACGGCTGCGAAGCCGATCAGGCCATCCCAATTCCGCACGTTGTCCGATGCCCGGTTGCCGATGGTCAGCACCGTGGCTGCGGCGTCGGTCAGGGTGCCGGTATTTGGCGGGGTTACCGCCAGCTGCACCCCGTTCAGGTACGCGGTGATCGTTTGGGTGGTGCCCGAAACACTGTGCGTCAGCAGTAAATTGAAATCGACACCGACCGCAGTCGCCGACGTCGACGCGGGGAACTGCAAGACTTGCTCGACGCCGCCGAGAAAGAAGCCGTACGACAGGAGCGTGCTGCCGCTGGTCCAATATAGGAACTGACCGCTTGAGCCGTTCGTCTTGTCGAAGATCCGGCCGAGACTGCCACCACCAGCACCGTTGCGGCGCGCCGTGAAGAAGTAGCTCCGGTTGACCAGCGCGCCAGTGAACGCTGTGGATATCCGGTCGGTGGTGCCGGCGCCGAAGGTCGACCCGAAACCGGTGGCCAACCCGCCAGCGTACGGCACAGCCTTGGTGCCGACGAAAGCGTTGTTGACGTTGCGCGCCAGGTCGAGGCCCTTGTGCTGGCCCAAGACCTGCAGCATAGCCAGGCCGGCGGTGAGCGGGTTGCTCCGGTCCAGCCGCGGCGCCTGTTGCGGTTGCCGGGAGTTCTTGCGCTGTAGGGTCGCCAGCATGGCGGGTTAGACCGTTTGCGCCTGGATGCGCTCGTACTCGATGATGTGATTGCCGGCGGTCGCGTTCAGTGCGACGCCGGTGTTGTGCACCACTAACAGGCCCCAGAACTTGGGCATTGCACCGAACAGCGCGGCGATCGAGACAGGGGCGAAAGGGTAGGCCCGGTCGCTGGTGGCGTCGACCGTCAACGATGCCACCAGGCGCAGCGCTCCGGCTTTGACGTTGGCGCTGTTCATGGTCTTGGCCGCGTCGGCACCGGTGATGGCGTCCGGGTAGGTCGGCACGCCGGCAGCTGTGCGGTAGGAGGCATAGGCCCAGACCTCGATGCGGGTTGAGACCGTCGGCGTGGTGCCCGTGGTGATGACGCCACTCACCAGGTGGTCAATATCTTGATTCGCAGTGTTGTCCACTGCGGTGCTGGCACGGCCAATCAGCAGGTTGGTATCGGTTGCCAGCGCAGCCAGGGCAATGGCCAGGGCGGTGCTGCTGGTGGCCGGGTACTTGGTCTTGATATCAGCCATCAAGCCACCCCAGCGAGCGTATTCACTTCGGAATCAACAGCCGTCTGAAGAGTGGCATCGGTGACGGCAATTGCGGCGGCCAGCGTGAGCGCACGATTCTTGGCCAGCACCGCCCACAGCATCGGTACGGCAGCGGCGGCAGGGTTGTTGAACACCTCTTTCGCCCACTTCATGCGGTTGGCGTTGTTGACCGTGGCCGGCGCTTCGTTGCCGATCGCTTCGGCGGTCACCACGCAGGCTACCTTCGCGCGATTCATCAGGCTTTCGTTTTGCGCGGCCTGGAGCAGTTCGAGGTAGGTCATGATCAGGTCGCAGTCAGGATGCCGGATGCGCTCGGCGTGACGGTGAGGCTGTTGCCCGCGGTGGTGGCCGGCACGTCGGCTGGCGTGCTATCGCCGAGAAAGTAGCCGACCACCGGGTTGACTTTGCCGTTCAGGGTGCCCAAGGCGTAGACCACGCCATAGCGCCAGGCGGGAATGCCGGCGCCAGATGCTATCCAGGCCGCGGCGTCGGCGGTGAACTTGATCACGCTGCCGGTCTGCGTCAGCGCATCAGTGCCCAGGACGACGCCGCCGGCCGTGTAACCGCCTGACGTCGTCAGCTCGTTGGTGCAGTCGGCCAGCACTTCGACGGTCGCGATGTTCGGCGCCCATGCGGACGTGTGCAGCGACAGCTTGAACGTGTTGGCCGGGTTCAGCAGGTTGGCCGGCCCGAACATGTTCAGCTTTGCCTTGTCGGGGAATACGAATGCGCCTGCTGGCATGGTGACACCTCAAAAAAAAGCCCCGCGCAGCGTCGGCTGGCGGGGCGAAGTCCACCGCTTGGTAGCGATGACGGAGACTCGGGACAACAAAAAGCCCCGCTGACCTTTCGGGGCGGGGCTTTCTCTTCCGGGGACGCCGCTGGCTCCCTTTGGGAACCGGCCGCGTCGTGTTTGACGGAAATAAGTTGTAGATGCGCAATCTACGCCTGTCGTTGTCTGCTGTCAACTGACTGGCGGAAATATTACGTTTTGCCTTGAGCGTGGTCAACGGTTGCCCTCGTTGTCGGCCGCGTCCTCGATCGCCTCCTGCGCCGCGCGGAAGCGTTCCACGAACTCAGGCTTCGGTATCGACAGCTTGCGGCACACGACCTCGGGCCGGGCCTGCTCGATGTAGCACCAGTGCAGCAGCAGGCGCTGGGCAACCGGAAGGTCACGCATGCCGCGCTCGATGCGCACCGCGTCATCCTCGTCCACCTGGTCGCGCTGGTCGTGTCCGGACCACACGTTGCCGAGCGCGGCCTTGCGCATGCTTTCGCAGATGGCGCCGGTCATCGAGTCGGCGCCAGACTTGCGCGTCGACATACACCACCGCGCCCAAGCCTCCAGCCGCAAACCGATGTCCTTACGCTCATTCACGTGGCGGGTTCCTCGTATTCATCGCAGCGCTTGTCGGCCAGCAGTTGCCTGACCAGGGCGTTGCCGCAGTAGTCGTTGTCGTTCTTGGTGAACGTGTGTACACAGCCCTTGCAGGTCTCGGCCTCAGCACGTAGCAGCACCTGGAGCGGGTCGCCGAAGCGGCGCTGTGGGAGCGTCATTCGTCGGCCTCGAATTCGTTCGGGCACAGCACCACCGCGGCCAAGCACATGACGCACGCGGCGCCGCCGACCACGGCCGCGATCACGGCCAAGGGAAGAAGCGCCGTCACATGAGCTCCAGTTGCGGCGCCGCGGTGGCCAGCGCGGTCACGGAATGACACTGCGTATGGTGGAGCTTGCACAGCCACACCACGTCGAGCGGTGCCGAATAATCGGCATGATGGCCTTCCACCTTCAAATCCCCGCAAACCATGCAGGGTGTCTTGGTCACGCGGCCATCGCGCACAGCGTTGTTGAGCATCACTTGCGCTGCTCGGCGCTCAGGAAACTCGGCTTGCCATTTCTTCGAACATTCCGGGTGAGAAGCGAGATATGCCTTGTTGTAGGCCCGGTCACCATCGCTACGGGCAGGGCGGTTTGCGTTTCGGCAGGCACGGCACCATCGCGTCAGCCCGGTTGGTGTATTTCTGTCGCGGCCAAATTGAGACTTTTCCTGAGTCGTGAGGCACTTAGAACAATTCTTCATTGACGACCTCCTTAGGCATTGCTGAGACGGTCACGACCACGCGCGCTGGGAGCGCGTCTGGTTCCATTCGCTCCGATATGATTTTCCGAATCCAGCGGTCGTCTTCCATCACCAGGTCCTTGAGCGCGTCGCTCAGCACCTTCTCGGCATTGCCCAGGTCGATGCACTGCACGCTGTCATCCCATGCCGCGCCGGCCTGGCGCTGGCGTTTCTGCCAGTCGAGCGGGCGATGCGGGTAGAGCTTGATCTCCAGCTGCACGCGGCCAATGATCGGGGCCACAACGCCGGCGGCGCGCACCAGCTGCATCACCTCGGCCTTGAAGGCTTTCGCCTCGGGCGTGACGTAGGTCATCGCCATGGGCTTCTTCCCCTTTGGCGTGACCGTACGCGTAGCCCAGTAGCGGTTTGCGCTGATCGGGTAGGGCAGGGTGAGGGTGATCGTGTTCATGTTTTGCTCACAGGAGTGTGTTGCAACGGCCGCACTGGTCGCGCAGCTTCATCGGTTGCTCGTCATGGATGCCGAAGATGCCCCGGCGCTTACCTTCTTCGGTCTGGACCCCGTAGCAGTGGCCTTTCGCGCTCTGGCGCTTTTCTGGCTTGTGGTAGCCGAGCACGCATAACAGGCGCTGCCAAAGCGGCATGCGCTTCGGGAAGTACGGCATGCTTTCGTTGCGGCTGGTGATGTCGTCTCCGTCCATCGTGTCTCCTTGGGTGCTGCGGTTGATGCGCTCGCGCGCGAAGTGGTCTCGTCGGGTCAGCGGCTGAGGCTCGCCGCCTGCCGGGTAATCTCTTCCTCGATCTGGGTAACCCTGTCTCGATCGGCGTGGGCTTGTTCCTCGGCGCTGATGATCTTCTCGTCCTTGATACGGAAATGCTCGGGTACCTGGGTCGTCATGGCTGTCCTTTGCGGCGTTGTTCTTCGGCCTGGCGGATCCGGGCGTCGTAGTCGGCGTAGCTTTCGTCGAGGCCCTTGGGGTCCATGCCTTGCGGCTTGCGGGGCTTTACCGCTGGTCGTGAAGCTGTGCCAGCTGGTGCCGAGGCTGGCGGGTTCAGCAGCTTCGTGACGATCGGGGCCAGGTAGTTCGGGTGGATCGGGTCATTGCCCTTGACCTCGCGCGCCAGCGAAACGGCTTCGGCCAGCTGGTCGAGCGTGACGCCTTTGGCAACCCAGTCTTGCAGGACCGGATGGGTCGACATGCAGTTCACACCCTGGCGACGCAGAGCGACGGAGAGGATCACGGCCGGGTCTTGCGAGATGGGCGGAGCTTCGCGCATCGGAAGCGGTGCGACGGCTGGCGCGGCGTAGCCGTCGTCCGGACCGGGGGGCAAATCAGGCTCGGACGACGACAACACGCTTCTACTGTCCGTAGAGTTGTCGTCGTCGTTTTTCTGTAGTCTGGAGTCTGGAGTCTGGCTAAGGTTATTTTCAGAACCCACATGGTTTCCGAAATCAAAACCGTTTGGGTTTTCTTTGGGTTGTGAAATCACGACCTCTTTTCGTGGTCGTCCACCCTTCGCGCCGTTCTCGCGGTTCTTGTCCGCTTTCGCGCTGGCGTTGCCGATTTCCTCTTCGCAGCGGCCTTGTGTCCACATGCCGTCGTCCAGCGTGAAGAATTCATCGAGGACGTTGGCCAGCGCCTGCTGCTCGTCCTTCGACCTGGCACCAATGAGGCGCGCGGCCTTGTCCTGGGGGATGCCGGCTTCACGCGTGTAGTACACGTCGAGCAGGCGCGTGTAGACGCCATGCTCGAGCAGGGTAAGGTGGCCCGCGTCTTTGATGTAGTCACCGATGTGGCGCTTGTAGAAGTTCACGTGTCAGCCTCCGAGAACAGTCGTGGCTGCACTGCGCCGTTGGCATACACGGTGTCCATGATGGTCGTGGCCAGAGGCTCGTCACCCTCCCAGCCCTGCGGCCAGGTCTCCATGTCGATCAGTTCGCGGATGCGCGCCTCTTCCTCGCCATTGATAAGGTCGACCGGCGGCCGCCCAGTAGCGCGGGCCGCGGCGTTGACCTCGGTTTGAATTGCCAGAATGCGGTCCAGCCCCATTAAGCGAGCTTCGAACGTGAGCGGCCCCATACGCTGCGGGTTCTTTGCCACGGCGCCGCTTTTGAGGATCTCGATTCCGGCCTTACGCAGCCGGTGCTGTGGCTCGCGGAGTTCGCGCCAAAGCACCTTGATACCCTTGAGCGGTACGAGATAGGCCCAGTGCGGGCTCAGTAGGATGGTGTTCAGGGCGGTGTCCTCCGATGCGAGTGGGCATCCCGTGCAACCGGTGCGGGCGTTGACCTCTTCGGCCTCGTCACCGCCATATGCGTCAGCAATGATCGCGGTGCTCCAGTCGCCAAATTCAGCAGTCGGCGCCCAGTGGCGCAGCCATTCCCACACATGACATACGCGCCAGTGCAGCAGCGGCGCGAGGGTGGCCAGGCGGCCGCGAAGGCCGGGGGCGTTTGGCAGCACCTTCTGGTACCAACCTTGTCCGCACTCAGCACCGTCCTTGCTGCAGCTCATTTCGATGCGCTGGTCACGGATGGCGCTTTCGCCTTGCCGCACGCCCGTGATCATGAGAACTTGGCCGTCCAGCTGATCGAGGCGCTGACGCAGTGCTTCCTCCATCGGATCGATCTTGATTTGTCGTGTACACCAACGCAGGGTGTTGTTATTCGGTGGCGGTACGCCCCTGCCCAAGATGTAGACCATGAACCGCTTGTCCATCGGTGCTGTCACGACCTCGACCGCGATGCCGCGCTCGCGCAGTTCATCCATGATGTGCTGGGCGGCGATGGCCAGCGGCGGCAGCTCCTGGCGCGTATCGGCATAGAACACGGTGAGCGACTTGGGGCGAGGCACCTTGCCGGTGTCGAGCAGGTACATGATGAGCGTGAGAGTTGCGCTGCTGTCCTTTCCGCCCGACCAGGCAATGCCCCAGTGATCGTGGTCAGTGCAATAGGCCAGCAGCGACTGGATCGTCAGTTCTATCGAGTCGGTCATCTGCAGACGCTTGGCGCCGGCCGCGAAGATGTCGGTCTGGTGCGGATTGAATGAGTTCACGCTGCCCCCTGCCGCACATCAAAGCGCGGGCGCGCAGCGGGTGCATGATTCTGTGTGGGCGCCAGCGAAGCGCCATAATCCCAGCCTTCCAGCCAGTCGGGCAGGGCCAGGGCTCCGGGGTTCATCCCGTGGGAGTTGCGAGGGCGGCGCGCTGCGTGAGCGGTGAAGCCGCGTTTGCGTTGGGTGGCGCGTGAAATGATCTGCTCATCCATCGATCGCCCCCGTGCTTCCTTCACCTTCGGCGATCGCTTCTGCAGCCAAGGTTATGCAGTCCTGGCAAATACAAGGGAAGCGCGGCTCGGGCCCTGCTACCAGGTGGCGCACTTCAAAGGATTTTTTCCCGCAGAAGTCGCAGGCGAGGATGGTCTCCGTCAGTTTCATGATTCCCTCGCTTCATCGATGGTCTTCCGCAGGTCCTGGCGCGCCTGCCACTCGGCGTCCTGCTTCACCTGGTCACGCTTGTCGGCGATGGCCACCTGGTCGTGCTGGCGCCAGACGCGCGCCTTGCTTGCGATCTTCTGGTCTGGCGTTCCCTTCTTGCTCTTTTCCATCTGTGTTCTCTCCGTGTGGTGCTGGTGCTACGCCGTCAAGGCTGCTTTTTTGAGGTTGAAACGATTCCTGGCGATCTTGTCTTGGCAGTTGTCATAGTTCGTCCCGACGCGAAGATGGTCAGGGTTGACGCAGCGCGGGTTGTCACAGCTGTGCAGGACAAGCAGGCCTTCGGGAATTTCTCCCTTATAGGTCTCATAGGAGAATCGATGGGCGCGATACTTCCGGCCTTTCGCCCAAAATCTCCCGTAGCCGCTGATACCAATTTCCGCGTTCCACAGCCAGCACGCCGGGGTGACGGTAAAGCTCGATTCGAAACGTCGGAGCGGAAAATCAGCGGCGCGCCGAAGCAACCCTTTGTGCAGAAGGTGTTCGCGCATGGTGTCGTACGAGACGCTGAATTCCTTGGCGAGCGCAGTGACGCCAATGCCTCGGAGGTATTGGTCAGCGATCTTTTTCTGCATGTCCTGAGATGTAAGCTTTCCGTGGGCTGGCATGGTCTCGTCCTCCTATTTCAAATATTGCTTCAGCAAGAACTTCGCAAAATCGACCTTCTCAAACCGTCCTCCGCATCGACAGCGAAGCCGACGCACGGCTGGCCAGTCGACCGACACCCCGACATCCTCGGGATTCCCTCGCCGGCGGCGGGGCCATACCATGGCGCTGCACTTCGCGGTTGATCAGTGACCGGTTGAGCGTGCTCTTCGGGATGCCGAGCATCGCTGCCAGGTTCTCGAAGCGGTTCAGCTCGCTTTCGTTCAACAGGGTTTCAAGGCACTCCGTGCGCGCGTTCTTGTTCATGGTTTTCTCCTAGTGGTGGGGTGGGGCAGGACTTCGGGGACTACTCGGTGGTGAACCGCTCGGGGTACAAAATTTCCATCTCGGTGATATCGCCAGCGAAGTGCTTGGCCAGTTTTTCGGCCACTTCGGTTGAAGCGCGTTGCTTGCCGTTTTCGATCCGGGAGAGATTGCCCGGGTCGGTTCCGACAGCACGGCAGACTTCTACGATCGTCTGGCCCTTTGCCTCGCGGACCCGGCGAAGTGGTGATTTCATGATTTACCCGTGGAATGTTTGCGTAACACGCATATTACGACGGTCGACAAATTTGCGCAACACGCTTTGCGTGATTCGCATTAAAAAGCCAACATGGGAGAATGACCATCGGAACAACAATCCGGCAGCTGCGTAAAGATCGCGGGCTGACCCTGAACCAACTGGCGGCCCTAATCGAGAGCGATGTCGGCAACCTATCGCGCCTCGAGCGCGGGGTGCAGGGCTATAGCGACGCGATGTTGAAAAAGGTGGCCACTGCCCTTGATGTTCCGGTTGGCAGGCTGTTTGGCGGTGTAGTAGGGAAGATTGAACGGGCGTTCCCAGGTGGCGTCGAAGTTCATTCCGCCGACGGGGACGACGCTCAGTTCGTTCAAATTCCTATGGTGAAACTGCGCTTGCAGGCCGGCGTTACTGGTTTTCAGACGGAACCTGAACGGCGCGACGGTGGCACGCTTGGTATGCGCAAGAGCTGGATCGAGCGAAACCGATTCGACCCGTCTAGCCTGATCGCCATTCAGGTGAGGGGCGACAGCATGGAACCGTCGCTTTACGAGGACGACATCGTTGTCATCAACGTAGACGATACGAAACTTGTGGACGGACAAGTGTACGCACTCAATTATGAGGGCGAGGCCATGGTAAAGCGCCTGTCGCGGGACGCTGGCATGTGGTGGCTGACCTCGGACAATCCGGATCAGCGCAAGTACCACCGCAAGAGCATCCAGGGTGACGAGTGCATCGTGATCGGCCGGGTCGTCCGCAAAGAGAGTGACAGGATTTGAAAGTTGCCTACGTCGTCATAAACCGCACCGACCTCCTTGTCGTCCTTGTTGAGTCGGAGGTATTGCGCGCA